TTGGCAAACCTCTTAAAACCAAGATATTGGCCAATCGTAAACTCAACGTTATGCTCGGGATTAACGGCGTTACGGAAAACCAAAACGTCGCTCTCACGAAGCTGCTTAGACTCAAGCCGCTCACGAAGTACTTCCGTGTAATGCTGCGGCTGCAAAGCAACTTCTCCAGCAACAAAAAGCACTTGTCCCAAAACAAACAAACCATCCTTGCTAAATACTTTGTAGGTGTTAGCGTAAACGCTGCCAGTAACGCCACGGTCTTCACCAGCCTGCATAATAACAGGAGAGCGCTTAGCTTGAAGCCGGGTAACAGGCCTATTGCTGTTAACAACCACATGATTCTTGACACCAAAGAAACCTCCAAGCAGCTTACAAAAGCCACTAAGGATGGCCTCAATGACCTTAAAAGCCATGTATGTGCCAGCCGCAAACACTGTAATCTTAAGCAGCTTGTTGACGCACGAAACATCATCTAAAAACTCTGCTCTATTACGAGCAACGAGCTTCTTCATGCTGTCAAAACGCTCAAACAAACGTAGGCCTTGAACCTCAACGCCAAAAGCACCAATCATGGCGTCCAAATTGCGTTTGGTCACTTCATGAGCAGCCATACGGCCGCGAATATCATCGGCGATAGTGTTAATAGCACTCGCCAAAGAAATGTCAACGGCCGAAGTTGTGCCTCGAAGAAAATCGTGCTCACGAACAAACCAAATGTACCAGGGAAAAGCTCGCAGCGGGTCATCACCAGGCTGCAGCTCTGAAACACAACGGTCCCACTCGGCACGGAAACGACGGTAATCCAACTTGCCGTTCAACTTGTACTCCTCATTGACAAACAACTCGTACCCATAATTGATCCTACGGGCAACAGCTGCGGGCTCCTGAATAACGATCTTAGCCTCAGCATCAATGCTGCACAAGTTAGTGCTACCAAAGATAAGCTTAGAAGCAAAGAAAATTTTTCCCTTGGAAGCCAAATCGGCAAAGTTCAACGGCATGCTAAAAGAACCGCACATCTTAATCATGTTGAAATAGTCGTTATCTTTGTCACCCGTAAACGAGCGATTCTGAAACGCATCATCCAAAATGATAGCTTTCTGGCGATCATAACCTTGCCAATACTCACTCGTACCCTTCTGCCACATCTCACGAGTGACTTGATCGCTGGTACAAGGGGTCTCGACAAGACCTGACTTTAAAAGCAAAGCTGTAACGAAAGGAACGGCCATAACCGTC